TGCTTTTCTCCTTACTTCCATGTCAACGAAACTCGTCGCCTTCGCGTCCGTCTCAATACCGCTGGCCTGAAAGAGCGACACCACCTGCTTCATGCCGTTAGCCTCGTACAGCATGCTCGCCCCTCTCAGGGCGGATTCCGGTGCCAGCATGGCTTCCTGCAAGTTCCTCACCTGCCCGCCATTGCCGGCAAATATCTGACCGCGGCCCGAGTACCACGTCCACGCCCACTCGCCGCCGTCCGTCAGCGGCGCCAGGCTGCCGAAGACCGCGCCGTAGGGCAGCACCTCGCGCAGCGTCTCGCCGTTCCAGAAGTAGGTCTTGTCGGCGCAGACGTAGAGGCCGTCCTGCACGCCGGCAATCAGCGTCGGTTCCTCGGCGAACGGCAGCCAGTTCTTGCGGCGGTCGCACAGGCCATAGGCCAGCGGTTCAGTGTAGAAAACGTACTTGTCAGCCACCCCGAAGATCCGGCCCATGGCGTGCGCCAGTGCAGATGCGTAGGGCAGCTGGACTAGGAACTGCGTGCGGCACTGCCGGCCCAGCACCGGGCCGGTCAGAACCGTGTAGCTGGTGACGCCGACGGCCAAGCTCGCCAGCAGATAGAAGATGTCGCCGTTCTGCGGCGTGCAATAGAGGTTGACAGCCGTCACTTCGGCGGAGGCCGGTTGCGGGATGCCGGCGATGGCGATGCCGCGATTGCTGCCGGTCAGAGAAACAGCCGCGGCAAGGCCAGCACCGGACTCTTCGCCGTAGCTGTTGGTGAAGGTGACAAACACCTGGTAGCGCCCTTCCGGTAGCGCGCCTGGCACAGCAGTCAGCAACGGAAGGCTGGGCGGGTTGTCCACGCCCCACTCGCGGTGCGCGCCAGCCTTGACGCGCCCACGCACGATGTCCGTAGAGTAGAACGTCTCGCCGTTGACCTCGACGTAAGCGACGTGACGCGCGCCCATGTCATTGCGCAGCACAGTCACCGCATCCGCCTCGTCGTCGTAGCGGTTCAGCGCCGAGCCGGCGGCAAACAGCACGTCGCTCTCGGTAGCAAACAGGCTGTGCGCCTCAGTCACCGGCTGCAACAACTCATGGCCTGGGCGCAGCGACAGCCGGCCGGCGTCGGACAGCACGACATTCACCGCTTGACGCAGCATGCCGTTTTCGCCGTCTATCGGCATTTCGTGATCGTCCAGGCGGTTGTTCACGCCTTTTAGAAAAGGACCGAAAGTCGTCAAGTCGCTCACTGTTGTCTGTCTCCTGTAAGGTTGCCCGCACACCACTTCAGAAGTTCGCACGGACTTGGCGGGTCAGCGTAGAACCGCCACGGCGTTTTCGCGCCGCAATCGCGCAGGATGTCGTTCACGACCTCCGAGCAGTGATCGCCCGGCAGGTTGAGCCTGAACCATTTCGCCGGGATGTAGAACAGCACGTCGAGGACGCCGTAGAGATGCTTGCCGACGTGCCACTCCAGTTCGTCGCGCGTGACTTCGACGGGCGGATCGAACAGGTACGTCGTCTTGCTCTTGTATGCGCCTTCTGGCGCAAGCCGGAAGCGGACGTGCATGTCGTAGAACCGCTGCGAGGCGGTGTCGAAGAACGCTGCGTGGTATGGGTATTCGGGGCAGTCGATCTGCTTGCCGACAAGCACGCCGATGCGCTGGAGAATCGCGCTCCAGCGGCTCTTGTCGCAGATGATGGCGATCTTGACGGTCATAGCGCGTCCTTCGCCGCCCAGGAGGCGGCCCAGATACCCTGCACATGCACCAGCAGCGCTCCCGCGAGGGCAGTCACTTCGGCGCGGGTCATCTGCGCCGTGGTGTTGTCGCGCCGACGCATCGGCACGCTCGCCCCCTCTGGCAGAATCCCCTCGCGCCAGGCGGCGAGATAGCCCTGCACCTGCGATTGGAATGTCTCGTCGCAGTGGTAGGTGTGGCCGGCATGGGTGCAGCCGTCGCCTTTAAGATACTTCCATGCCCGCTTTAGGTCTTCGCGGGTCATCTCAATTCACTCCGCGCAAGCACACTTAGCGCCATTGCGACTTTCTTCAAGAACTGCTTTGCACTGGCCAGGTCTGTGACGTTCGCCTGAACGTAATCGGCGCATTCTGCTGGGGTGTGGTTGACTAGGTACTGAATGACTGCATCGGCTTTTGCGTACTCCTTTGCGGAGTTGTCAGCCGCAAGGATTGCCCTTCTGGGGGCCTCTAATGCCTCCTCCGCCGCCTCCCTGGCGAGCGCATCAGCCTCCTCATCCTGCGTCAGTTGTTCAACCTTGTATTCGCCGGTCGATAAATCAATAATTAGCTTGTTTGGCATTTTTTAGCTCACATAAGATATGTTCATCGTGCCTGCGTCGAACGTATCAGTCCCGCCAACCGTTGTCAGGCGCACACGATCCAGCGTTGCACTCAGGGACTTGCTACCACACGAAACTGACGCGGCCGCACCTGACGTGAAACCGGTGTTCGCTTGGTACATCCAGGTGTTTGTACTTGAATCCATGAGCGTTAGGGTTGCCATGACGTTATACGTATGTGTGGCTGTTGCGGCAATCGCAAACGTGAAGCCAGACGACATTGATACGGATGTTCCGGTATTGATATTCCCGGTTGATCCAGCATATCCGCTAGTCTCAATACCTCCGCTATCGCCTATCTGAATAATGAAGTTTGACGTTCCGCTCCCGCTAAGTCCGTTGATCATTATTACGATCATTTTGACGTTGGGGGGGATGCTGGTGAAATCAACGTATGTTGGCGACCCGGTCGATAGAGTTTTCTGTGTTCCTGAGGTCAGTGCTGCACCCCATGCTGGATTTGCACCTGTACCTTGCGTCTTTAGAAAGTTCCCGGATGTGCCTGCCGCCAATCGCCCCCAGCTAGAGGCACCGCGATACAGAATGTCGCCCTGTGCCGCCGACCCGATGAAGTCGAGCACTTCTGATAGCGTGCACTCCTCTGGGTCGCCAGCCGCCGCCGTCTTTCTACCAAGAATGCGCGATGTTGCAGAAACATTCTGCATCTTGGCGTAGGTAACTACATCGTCATCTATCGTCCATGCGGCACCGGAACCGGAAACCGTTATGTCTCCCTTGTCTCCATCGGTAAGCCCTGCGCCAGTCTTCAGCGTGCCGTCCGACGCGATGACTTGCCATCCCGTCCCATGCGTGTAGGTAAGCTGGTCGCCAACCGCAAGCACGAACTTGGCTATCGTGTAATCCGTGGTGTTGTCATCGTAGATGATAGAAACAGTAGCAGCCGCTGTGTCCACGTTCTTGACCGACACATAGTCAATGTCGCGCACGGTAGAAGCAGCGGGAGCCGCACAGATATCGACCTGCGTAGTGCTGTTCGTGTTCGTAAGTTGCGTGGCACCTACATAGTCCGTGCTCGTTTTGTCGGAGTACGAAACCAAGCACGGGAGTTGATTGGTTGTAACCGCCCCGGACAATACCGCTTGTAGCTTACGGGTGGTAGCGTCGAGACGAATCACTTAATCACCCGTGCGCAGCGGCAAACGCAAAGACGTAAGCCGGGTTGAACGGCACAGCCAGCGTGCCGTCATCACGAACGAATTTCGTCCCGTCAGGTGTACCCGTGGCGAGCGCCGCGATAGGCACCTTGTCTCCAGAAGGCATCTCCTTGAGATCCCCCGCGACATTGACGAGTGGGCGTCGATCGGCCATGTCTTACACCAGCACGATAGGCTGCTGCGGTTCGAAATTGATCGTCGTGGCGCTCGTAGCCACGCCGAGCTTCTGCACCACGTTACCGGAAGACGAGGGCGCCGTGGAACCGGACGTGCCTGCCGTCGTCTGAAGGAACTGCACGCCGGGCGTCTTGCCTGAGACGGCTGTGTTCGTACCTTCGAAGTACACAGTCGCAGTGGTCGGATGTGTGAAGGCCGACAGTACAAAGCCGTGCGCTTCCTTGCCCGCAGTAGTAGCGTCGGCCTTGCGTACCTTGGCGCCAGTGCTGTCCCATATATTCACGAAGTCACCGGCAGCAAGCGTCTCGCTCGTCGCGATTGAAGCGGTATCTGCGCCGATGCCGACAGGCATGAACGAATTGTCCAGCTTTCCAGAGCCGTCGAGTGAAGGCAGCTTTCCGCTGTCGCCAGCTCCTGCCGAAGTCCCGACCGAGTTGACGATCGACGCCGCCAGGACGCCGGAGGCGTTGAGCGCGGGGATCTTTCCCTCGTCGCTCGCGCCCGCCGAGCTGTTGACTGCAGCTTCTTCGGTCAACGTGCCGGCGTTGTTCTTCAGGTATTTACGGACTGCCATGGTCGTTCTCCTATGCTAGAAAGACAGGCTCACGCAGAGCCAGGAAGAGCTTCGTCGCCGCCGTAGGGAAGCCGACGATTCGCTGGAACAGTGCAGGACTTGTCGGCGCCGTCTGCGTCAACTGGCCGTTATCACCGAGGTACACCGGCTGCTCCAGTGTCCAGCTCCACGACGGCTCCGTGACTTCGCCGCTACGCTGCACGTCGACCGACGCTCCCATGGACGCCGCGCCAAGCGTCAACCCAAGGGCAATCAGCGCGTGCGACGCCACCTGGTTGCTCGCGTACTGCGCCTCGTAGTTCGAATCGAGATAGACAATGCGGTGTCCGCCCAGGGCGGCGCCCGCCGTGACGGAGATCGCTAAGCCGCCGGCAGGACCAATCGGCCCCACAGGGCCCGCCGGCCCCTGCTGCCCTACAGCGACGACGCGCAGCTGCTCTTCGGTGAGTACGACAGGGCGAGACTCTTCGGCGACAGCGACGGAGTAAGACGGCTCCGAGACGACGGCAGTCCGCTCGTCGAGCCTAGCGACGACGCTGACTTCCTGTTCGCGCAGGACTGCGACTTCACTATCTTGTCCGCTCATCTTGAGTCTTTCTGACGAAGATTTCATCTGGCTTCTGTATAACGAACTTCGCGCGCAGCAAGTCGATTCGCCGCCCTACAGCTTCGAGTAGCCAGCCATACCAGCGTCCGCTCGTGCCGCCGCTCCACTTGCCCATCCAGCTCATGTGGCGTCCCGCCCAGTCACTGTCCGCGTGCCTCCTGCGTAGGTGGCTGTCACTCGGTTCTTCGTGCCGTCCACCGACTTAAATACAGGCGCCGCCCCTTCCAGGTCAGTCGCACTACCCTGTACGACCGCCGCGATAAGACGCAGGATCTCCGCTGCCGTGTAGCCCGACTCAATCACTTCCGTCCACGGATTTGCAGCCGAACCCGCATCATTCAGCTTCTCTCCCATCGTGCCGGGATCGTTGTTTGTCGCTGCCGGCGCGCTCCACACAGCGCGCGCTATTCCGTCCGGCGTCATGCCCGACTCGATAGTAGTACCCGTCATGTAGCCGAGGCCCATGATCTCGGCACTGCCGCTGATACTGACCGTCGCTTCCCCAACGAGCGAAGCGATCGCACCAAGCGCCGCGCTACCATCGATACTGATGGTGGTGCTTCCGTCGCCAGTGATCACACCGAGCACGTCCGCCGCTCCATCAACACTGATGGTGGCTGCGCCCGACGCGCCGACAATGAGGCCGCCGACTGCAGCGCCGTCGATGCTGACAGTCGTAGTGCCTGTACGCGGAAAACCCATCTCGGCACTCGCCGCGCCGCTGACACTGATGTCGGTGCGGCGATAGCTGCTGATGCCACCGCCTTCTCTCGCCATGAGCCACGCAACCGGCGGGCGGACCCCCTGCGGCACGGAGGCTTGCGGGTTGCTGATGCCGCTGCCGATCAGCATATTGCGGCGCATCGCCGTCAGGTTGTAGCTGGCCGGAATGCACGAAGCGTTGCAGCCGTCGATAGCCGTCGTGGCGGTGGTAATCCGCCCCATGAGGTTATGCCGGAAGCCGTTGCCTAGCAGGCCCATTACTCCCCCTCGGACGGCGGCTCAGAGCCCGCGGATGCTGCGGCCTCTTCGGCGCAGATCTGGCGCTGAACACCGGCAACCAATGCAGCCAAGGTAAACGGGTTGCCCCGCCACTGCGCAAAATCATTCACGATGTCGAGGATACGCTTGTCCATCTTAGCCGCCCCAGCCGTACTGCCCCGCCGCGTAGAACGTGCCGCCAGAAGTCGTCGCGCCCGTGTTGAACACGAGGAACTGGATGTTCGCTCCGTCCTTGATCTGCGGATAGCTCGGAATGGTGTTCACATAGTCGAACAGGTTGAACAGTCCTGTTGCCGGCACCGGAATCGGCAGCGCAGCCAACGGCTTGCAAAGACCTATGATCACTGAGCCGGAGGCGTGTGCGGTGCCGCCCCATGTCAGCGATTCGATGTCCTTGATGCCGACATCGTTTCCCTGCAGCGGCAGGAACGGACCGTACTTGTTGGCTGCGTTGCCACTGTTGAGGATCGTGCCGGAAGTCGCCGAGGCAGTCGACACACAACCGGAAGTGGTCACGCGCCCGGTAGTGCCGCCTGTATTTGTGTACGTAAGTTGCATCGTCGGGGCGTTCGCGCCCATCGCGGCGTAGGCGCCTACGAATGCTCGCAGCCCGACGCCGTCAGCGTAGCGATCCACCTTTGCCATCGTGTTACTGATCGCCGTCATGGTCACGGTTTTTGCACCCGTCGTGCTGACGTTGGTCGTGGTCAGTTTGACGTAGCCGACCAGGTCGATTGGATAAACGAACCAGGGCGCTCCGGCCGCTGCGACGATGCTGCCGCCGGCAGCGATCAAGTGCTTGGTAGCCGTCGACACATCGCCGCCGTGCTGGATCGCGCCTTCCGACCAGGTATCGTCGGTCGCCGTAAAGGTCAGCTCAGTCCCGCCAAATGTCGCTGCGGCCGGCGTTCCGGCAGCGTGGATCAAGTGCTGCCAGTGCCCGGCTGTGCCTGCGGCAGGGAAGTTCTTTTGATAGATGAATCCGCCAGATTTACCGTTGTTGGTCATCTGGTTCGTCATGTCGTCTTGCGAAGTCCACCCCATGTCATCCGCTCCATTGCGTCGTCAGGACGCCCGTAAGAATTGAAGATGCCAGCGAACCGGCGTGGCCCCGCCCGACCACGCCCAACACGGCGCCCTGCTTCACCTCGTTAATCGGCATGTGGATCAGCGCTTCCATGTGCGTCGCCGCGCCGTAGCTTTCGAGGTTGCCCGCGGTCGTGCGCCGGCACTCCTGCGTGGCCTGCGTGTGAAAGATCGGTCGCACGATGACGATGGCCATCAGTCCGCCGCCAGCGCCGGTGAAGGTCACGGACTCGGCCGAGCGTACCGCGCTGTCGCCGCCTTGCAGACCGACGAACGGCAGCGAACCGGCGACCGCGCTGGTGTTGGAGGTGACAATCACACCGCCCCCGCCGACTGCCTTGGTATAAGTGACTAGCGTCGTGCGTCCAGCCACGCCATCTTGATTGGTGTAGCTGATCGTGAAGGTGCCGACCGTGGAGGACGCCGACTGCGCAACGCACATGATCTGCCCGCCCTCGGTCTCATAGCGCGGCAGCGTCACAGTCTGGATCAAGTCCTGCTGCTCGCCAATGGCGTCGGTGTCAATGAACGGGTAGTACATCAGATAGTCGCAGACAAGCAGGCGCTGGTTCTGATTGGTCGTGTTTGTCGCCGAACTGGCGGCGGTCATCACACAGAAATCCTTGACGTACTGCGACGCTCCGACATCGCGCAGATGGATACCCTTGTTCGCCTCGACGTGCGCGGCTTCCAGTGGCGAGCTTGCGTAGAAGTTCGCCACCGGGTCGCCGGCGAAGTAAGTGTAATCGACGAAGTCGTTCGCCACCGTCGCCGCACTCGCCACCTGTTTACGGAAGGTAGTAACGTGGAATCGGCCCGCATCCATGCAGGCCGCCCACTCGCGAATGCCATTGAACCCCATGATTACTCGGCGTTGATGGTCAAGCCACCGGCTTCGACCTGCGGGCGAATGTTGAGCGAGATCGGCAGGTCGTCGTTCAGCGGAATGATGATCGCCATGTTGATCGACCCGCTTACGGTATCGACCCACACCGCATGTGTGGCAGTTTGCGTGGCCCCGCCATCGGTGCGCTTGCCCCACTGCAGCAGGTTTGCGTTCGAGCGCGTGGCACCGCTGCCGCTCCATGCTCCGGCCTTGGTGATAGAGATACGGGCGTACCCAGTGTAGGTACACTCGTTTGCCAGAGGATCGGCTTCATCCACTGTCACCCCCGTAACAAGGGCGAGGTAGCCCGCGGCGTTCGCCCGCCAGGCGGGATCGGTGCCGCTCAGAACCCAATCGAGCGCGGCAGATTCAAGTGCGTTGGACATCGACATGATTTGCTCCTTACGTTGTCACTTCCTGTTCCACCGCCACCGCGCCGCTGTCCAGCAGCGTCACGACTGGCGTAGCATCCGCGCTCACCATCTCCAGGTCATAGACGCCCTTTTTCCAGGTGTACGCAGCGGTGTCCGTCGCCGAGAGCGTGAGCGTGATCTTGTAGTTCGCCGTGTCGATGGCGATCTCGCCGCCGGCGATGGTCAGCGTCTCCAGCGTCGTGCCGCCCACCTTGTCCTTGATCGTCATCCGTGCGCTGAAGCCGGTCAGCACGACCGGCGCGTGATAGACGAGAAAGCCGCCAGAGGTGTACGCCTTGAAATCCGCGGCGTTCACTTCATTCAGCTCAACCGTGTTCGCCGACAACACCACAGCCTTCTCGAAGTCCTTGTCCTTGAGCGGCCAGTTCGCAGCGTTGATCTCGGTCATTCCTTTCACCGAAACCACGGCCACGCGCCAGCCGTCAGGCACGCCATGCGCAGTCGCGGTGATGACCGGCGCGCCGGCCTGAGAAATGGCGGAGATCGCCTTGTAGACCAGCGTCGGCTGCTCCCAACGATAGACCCGCGAGAACGTCTTGCCGCGAACGATCGTGATGTCAGCCATGCTTTACCCCCGTATTGCGTTCGATGCTCGACTGGTCCCTGGCGGCGACTGGCGAAGGTCCAAAGCGCTTCTCGAATGCCTCCAGGTGTTCCTGCGCCTTCTCCGGGCTGTAGAGGTCGATGTCCTTCTTCAGGTAGGCGCGGTACAGCGCCCAGTCGCACAGCACCATGTGGTAGCGCTCATGAATTTCCGGCTCGTCGCTTCCGTCCTCCATGTCGTCAAGAGGCAAACGCGAGACGGTGAGCTTGGCGGTATCGGTGCCCGTCTGCGCCGGATAGAGGCGCAGCGCGCCGGTCTGGTAGTCGGGGATGTAGTTCTCGGTGGCACCAACGTCACAGGTCACGTCCTCCCAATCGGCGACGCGCATGTCGATGTCGGCCAGCATGATCGGGTAGATCGGCCGCGTCTGGCTTGCCAGCTTCACGCGGCGCACGAACAGCACCTTCGGATGCAGGATGATGATGGGATCGTTGGCCGACAGCGAGGCCTCGCAGGTGGCGGTTGTGGTGGAATCGATCAACAGGTGCGCGCGCTCGCAGGCCTCACGCTCCGCCTCGCTGAACCACACGGCGTATTCCTCATCCTCGACAAACGGCGGCGTTGCCATGTCGGCGGTTTTCAGCCGGCACACGTTGATAAGGTCTTCGATATTCACATCAGCCTCCGAACCTTCTTGGGACGATGCGGATGTCACCCTCGACGCGCTCGTGCTGCATCTCGACGTAGGCCTTGGCGATCTCGGTGTCGAAATCCTTCCGCGCCTTGTCGGCCGTGTCGGCGGAGGTCCAGGGCTGGCCCGGGATGGCCTTGAGCAGGCCGATGGCGGCATTGCCGATGACGTAGCGGTAGCGCTTTTCGAGGAAGTCCGGCAGGGTGGCGGCCAGATTCGTCGGCACCCAGGCGATCTTCAGCGACAGCTTGTTGCTGCTCACATTTTTCGGCTTGGGCACCAACTGAACAGTGTCGGTATTGCCGACGCCGATCAGCGCCACCGCTGCGCCTTCCTCGTTCTTCCAGCCTGGCCGGCGCTCGTCCAGCCACGTCGAGGTGGTGACGGAAATCGGCACGCCGTCGATCTTGGCGGAGCGAACCTGCGACAGCCGCGCATCCGTTGGCACCGTCAATGTATAAACGGCCTGGTCCTCGACCAAGGAGATGTCCGCATGCGTCTCGGTCCAGGCCAGCGAACGCTCGCAGAACTCGGCGGCAGCGGCGCGCACGGCATCGAGCATCCGATGCACGTGGCAGCCGGCTACCGCGGGCGCCACGACCTCCAGCCAGTTGCGGACATCTGCCATGGCCGGCGCCTATCAGGCGGCTTTCGGCAACACTTCGCCGAGGTACTGCGCGTTGAAGCGGTTGACGACGCCAGAGGCCTCGCCGGCACCGTTGAACTCGCCGCGATTGGCGTTCTTCAGCACCTCGTAGATCTCGACCGGCACGACGACTTCCTTGCCGCGCGGGATGAGCACCTCGAAGCCGTTGACGGCGACGAATTGGGCCTCCTTCTCGTCCGGCGTTGCGCCCTGCGGCAGGATGATGCGAACCTTCTTGCCGGAGAGGACGGCGCCGCCTTGGTTGATGACCTTCGGCTCGTCGGCGACGATTTCGGTTTTCTGTTTGCCGTCGCCCTTGTCGTCCAGCGTGGTAATGCGTTCTTTTCCTGACATGGAAACCTCCTGCTGATTGAAAGAAAAAGCCCCGCACGAGGCGGGGCTTCCTTACTGCTTTGGTTGAACCCGGATTACAGGTTCGTGTCGGCCGGCAGCACACCCACGTTGTAGTAGGTGTCCGTCACCGTTCCGGCGCCCAGATCGGTGGTGCCCGGCACGAAGGCCGCGCCGGAGGTAGCCACCTTGATGATGCCGACCGGGGAGTAGCCGGCGTCGACGTCGGGCAGGTACGAGGAAGTCTTGTCGACCAGCGCGCTGGTCATCTCGTAATTGCCCTGCGCATCGCGGCGGTAGCCGCGATACTTGGTGGCGCCGCCGACCGTCTCGGCCTTGAAGGGCTCGCCCTGGAAGGTTTTGAAGTTGCCGTCGCCGTCGAGTGCCACCACGAACAGGCAGCTGTAGCCATCCTTCAGGGTGTAGTGCCCCGAGGAGAAGGCCACGTTGTCGGTGGCGCCCTTCGACTTGAACTGGCCATCGGACAGATAGCTGATGGTGTTCGCGGTCTTGTAGGTCGCGGCGTTGGTGCCCTCGGCCAGGCCGCCATTCGACAGGGCCATGTTGCCGATCAAATCACGCAGGCTGTCGTAGCCCACATCGCTCAGTTTTCCCATTGCAATGCTCCTTGTAGAAAGAGGGAATTGCCCCGCGCCTCACGGCACGGGGTCAGGTGTTGCCGCTGTCGGATTAGACCGGCGCCGCGACCTCGATGCGCGTGACCCACGCATCGTTGAGGATCTTGGCGACCTTCATCATCTTCCAGCCGATCGAGCCGCGCTGGCCGAGCGCGTCACCCGGGGCGGGCTTCGGGCTGACCACCATCGGCGACACGGCGAATTCGCCGCGCAGCGCGATGTTGGCGTAGGCGTCCTGGCCGAAGATGATGATCGGGTAGACGTTGGCGTTGCCGCCCGTCTCCAGCACGCTGGAGCCGCCGGAGGTGCCCTGGCCGTCCCAGCCGGTGAGCAGGGTGTGGTAGAGGAACCGCACCTCGTCCACCGCGCCGATCTCGTTGGGGTACGGACTCAAGGCGCCGTAGTCCTTGGCGTCGATGAAGCCGTTCATCGCGCGGATGGTCGGAATCACCTCGACCGGGCACAGAGCGATGAAGCTCGGATGCACGTTGTCGGTGCCGAAATCCGGCGTCGAACGCACCACCTTCGTCACCTTCTTGGCGTTCTGGCGCAGCAGCAGGCGCACGGCGCGGTTCAGGTCCGACTTTTGCAGCACCGCATTGACGTTGCCGCGACCGGCGACGTTGTTGGCGTAGAACGCGCTGGCGCCAGCCTTCAGCTCAGAAAGAATGAGCTTTTCGCCCATCTCTGCGGCTTGCTGGGCGAGGGCGTCGAGCGAACCCTGGATCGTGTGATCCTCGGTCGTGTCCTTCACCACGTCGGAGATCTCGATGAAATCCCCGTACTGCTTCAGCGTCGCCGAGATGATGGTGCGGCTGATCTTGCGGCCGGCCGGGGTGACCCCCTCGACCAGCTCCACCGGATCACTCGGCAGGGCGTTGTAGCGGTAAAAGTTGATGACTTTGGTTTCGTTGCTCGGAAGGGCTTGCGCCTGTCCGAACTTGTCCGCAACCAGGTAGGGCATGCCACGCTCAAGCAGCTGCTTGGCCATGTAGCCCGCGACTTCGGGGGAAACGTCCCCATACAGAGTAGTCATGTGCTTAACTCCTTCAAGATAGAGAGAAAATGAAACAGTCCCGAAGGAATCTCAGAGGCCAACGTATGCGGCTCAATGCGGGTGCGGCGCCCAGCGGCGTATCGCCCACGAGTGCATCGGCTCGCGCGTGTTTTCTTCGACTCCAGAATCGCCCCGGTGGAAACTGCGCGGGCCGGGGCCGCCCGCTTGCCTGACTTAGGCCTTGCTCCAGCCCTTGCGGAAGCCGTCGACCGGCCCTGCGACAGCGCTGGTTGAAGGAACTGCCATGCCGGTCGAGCGCACGCCGGCCGCCGCGTCGAGCGCGGAGGTATCGGGTTGCGCATCCTCGGGAGTGGCTTGCTCCTTCAGGTGATCCTTGAATGCGTTGAGAACCTTCACGACCTGTCTGGCAGTGCCGCTTTCGAGCACCTGCTCGGTACTGGCGCGTTCCTCATCCGTCAGGGATTCGACCCACTGCGCGAACTCGGGCGAAGCAACCACGGCCTCGTAGTCCTCGTGCGCGTCGGCGATGGCCTCGTTGTGCAGGTACTCGAAGGCGCCGCGGATCTCGTTCATGGCATCCTCGACCTTCTGCACCATGTCGCCGCCGCCATCGCCGGCCGCCTTCGCTGCCGCGGCACCAGCAACGGCCTGAATCATCGAGACGAACTCCTCGCCGAAGTCCTCCTTCAGGCGCGCAATGGCCTCGTCTGCGCTCATCGTGTCCGCGGCTTCCTCGGCTGACGGTTCTCCTGCCGGAGTCTGTTCGCCTTCCGGCGCCGGCTCACCACCGCCCGCCAAATTGGCCTCGCGCTCGGCGAGCTCCTGCTCGCGGCGCTTGATGTCCTCCTCGCGCTTGCGCAGGCGACCGTCCCAGGTTTTCTCGTTCTGGTTCATCGGCGGCATGCCTTCCTCGCCACCACCCTCACCGCCGATCGGCATCTCGCCGTGCAGGCCTTCGTCCGGGCTGGGCTCGTCCGGGTTGGCCGGTGCCGGAATGGCATCGCCGTTGGTATCGGCGGGAGGAGAAGCCAATTCGGCCAGCGCCGGGGTGGCAGCCTCCTCCTCGCCCGCGAATCCCTTACGGAACTTGTCGCTGTCTTTCATGGATTTCTCCTTTCAGGGCATAAAAAAACCGGCTTTCGCCGGTTGG